AATTTCTTTAGAGTTCAAATGGACGGATTACAAGCCGAAAGGAATTATCGTTTTTGTCTTAAAGTAGTTAGTGGTAGTGGAACAACTGATGAAGAAATTAACTTCTATGATGATAACTATGAATTTAGAGTGGTAAGATAAAATGCCTTATTTACCAAGTGACGCAGCAAAAAAATCACAATTATATAGTAATATGATAAATGGTGATACACTTGAATATCAAAGTGAAATAAATGATTTAAAAAACAAACAACAAGTATCAGCATCTATGGACGCAAATACACCTTTAAGAGATGAAGATGGAATATTAGTTTCATTTGAAAGTGAAACACCTGGCATTTCATTAGAAGAAGATTATGAAGAAGTTCGTTTAGAAAATAAACAATTCTTTTTTACAGGCCAAATAGATAATCAGTTTACATATTACTTTCAACCAATTGCAACAGACGAAACAGATACAACCACAACCACAACAAATACAAAAGAAATAGAGTTTGCATTAACATTAAGAGATTATTTAATTCAGTTTGTTAATGAATTTTACGCAGAAGAAAATGGACCTGACATCTCAACAGATTTATTACACAATAAACTATTACAATTCTTTGATGAGAATAGAAGAAAAGGAAACAATGCACAAGGTTGGGAAGAATTCAGACTTAATAGTAAAAGAAAAGCCGCAGGAATAAGTGGAGAACGATACGGAAAAGTTAAAAAAGATTTGAAAGATTTTCAATATGATGAATTAATTGAGAATCATTTATATAGAACACCA